CTGCCTCTGTGCGTCCTGTGGTCACATATTGGGTGCTGTTTGTCTGGTCATTCATCCATGTATGGTTTGCATGGAACGCATGGCTTGCCGGTGCGCCAGCCGTAGAAGTGTTTAAGACCATGATGACACCAGACTTCTCAGCCTTGTTGTCTGGGACTATTAACTATTGGTTCCTCGATAGAACTCTCAAACAGCGCGGCATATGAACCTAGAGTTAGCCGCTGCTCTGTGCCGTCAGTTTGAGGGCTACCGCGCCAAGCCGTATTTATGTCCGGCTGGCGTAGCTACGATTGGCTATGGGTCTACCTACTACGCAGATAAACGCAAGGTAACTTTAGAAGACGCACCAATGGATGAACCCACGGCTAGAGCGCTTTTGATGATTGAGCTTGAGCATACGTACCTGCCCGGTGTTCTGCGTAACTGCCCCGGCCTAATTACAGATGTTCGCAAGTGCAATGCCATCGTGGATTTTTGTTATAACTTGGGCACAGGACGCTTGCAGACTTCCACGTTAAAGAGGAAAATCAATGCCAATGATTGGGAAGGGGCAAAGGAACAACTGATGCTCTGGACTAAAGGTGGCGGCAAGGTATTGCCGGGTCTGTTTAAACGCCGCACGGCTGAGTGCGCTTTGTTGGATTAAGCGATGGCACTTAAGAAACTTGTACTGAAGCCGGGAGTTAACCGGGAGAACACCCGTTATACCAACGAGAATGGCTGGTATGAGTCCGACAAAGTTCGGTTCCGCCAAGGCACACCTGAAAAAATTGGTGGCTGGGCACGTATTTCAGTGTTTGCTTTTGTCGGTGTGTGCCGTTCCTTGTGGAACTGGATCACCCTTGAGAACTTGAACCTAATTGGTGTAGGTACAAACCTTAAGTTTTACCTTGAAAACGGCGGCGAATACTACGACATCACGCCTATTCGGGCTGCTGCTGTATTAAGCAATCCTTTCACCACAACCAACACAAGTGCCACGGTTTTGGTCACTGACGTGGCGCATGGCGCGGCCAATGGTGATTATGTAAGCTTTAGCAATGTAGCAACAGTAGGTGGTTTAAACCTTAATGGTGAGTTCCAAATAACTCTCATTGACGCAGATACTTACAACATTACCGCATCTACTACCGCTACATCCGGTGCGACAGGTGGTGGGACTACAGTATCTGCCGTGTACCAGATTAACACTGGCGTAGCTTACGAAACACCACAGACAGGCTGGGGCGCAGGCGCTTGGGGTTCTGGTACTTGGGGCTTTAGTGGCACAAGTAACGCTGCTTTGCGTCTATGGAGCCAGAATAACTTTGGTGAAGACTTAATCTATGGCTATCGTGGTGGCCCAATTTACTATTGGGATGCTTCATTTGGTTTATCACCAGCATCCTTTACCGTCACAATCGCTTCTCCTGCTGTAGTTACTACGTCTATTTCGCTGGTTAACAACACGCCGGTTGTTTTGACCAACTCAGGCTATCCGTCTGCTTTGCCTACGGGTTTAAGTGTAGGCACAACGTACTACGTTAAAAGCTCTACCGGCACAACATTTAACCTGTCATTGACTCCCGGCGGCGCAGCTATTAACACTTCTGGATCGCAGTCTGGTACGCACTACATCATGCCTAATGGTGTAAACATCACGAGCTTGTCTGGTTCGTCTGATGCTCCAATCATCCAGAACTACATCTATGTATCTGACGTAAGCCGTTTTGTGTTTGCATTTGGCTGTAATGACTACGCTTCTACTGTACAAAGTCCCATGTTGATTCGCTGGTCGGATCAGGAGTCTTTGGTTGACTGGACACCATCATCCACCAATCAGGCGGGTAGTGTCACTTTATCCCACGGCTCAAGCATCATTACCGCTATTCAGACCCGTCAAGAGATCTTGGTATGGACTGACTCTGCTATCTATTCTCTCCAATACATTGGCCCGCCAGTAATTTGGTCTAGCCAGTTGATGGGTGACAACATTTCTATTCTGGGTCAGAACGCAGCCGCCCAAGCTTCAGGCGTGGTGTACTGGATGGGCGTAGATAAGTTCTATATGTACGATGGCCGCTTACAGACACTAAGCTGTGACCTGCGCCGCTACATCTACCAAGACATTAACCTTGACCAGAACCAACAAGTCTTTGCCAGTACCAACGAAGGCTTTAATGAAGTCTGGTGGTTCTACTGCTCGGCTGGCAGCTTAACTGTTAACCGCTATGTGGTGTACAACTACCTTGAGAAGGTCTGGTACTACGGCACTATGGCACGAACAGCATGGCTGGATTCTGGCCTGCGCGACTTCCCAGTTGCCGCTACGTACAGCTATAACTTGGTTAATCAAGAATACGGCTTAGACAACAATGAGACTGGTACGCCAGCAGGTATTGAGGCTTACATCTCTTCTGCTGAGTTTGACATTGACGATGGCGACAGATTTGGTTTTGTCTGGAGAATGTTGCCTGACCTGACATTCTCAGGCTCTGACGCTTCTCCTACGCCCGAAGTAACTTATACCCTGTACCCCATGCAGAACTCAGGCTCTGGTACAGGAACGCCATCCACAGCTAACGTAGACAAGCTGACCGGCGCTCAATACACAGTGACTGAAGGCTTTACAGGCCAGATCAATACACGGGTTCGTGGCCGTCAGCTTATTTTGAAGGTTGGCTCTTCTAACCTTGGAACCACATGGCAGTTGGGTTCTACCCGTATTGACATCAGACCGGACGGCAGACGATGAGCTTTATTGTTACATCTCAGTTTGAGCTTAACAAGGTGGCCGCACCTAATATGCCGCTACCACCAGTGGAGTACAACCGCCAGTATTTTGACCAGATGCTTAACATCTTGCGTCTGTACTTTAACAGGATTGATGCTTTAAACACGCAGTTAATAGCCGCTGGTGTAGTGCCTGCTTTGACTAATTACACCGTAGCTACGCTACCAAGTGCGGTTACATCAGGTAAAGGCGCAAGAGCTTTTGTAACGGATGCTTTAGGCCCAACATTTGGGGCTACCGTTGTGACTGGCGGGGCAGTGGCTGTGCCCGTGTATTCTGACGGAACAAATTGGAAGGTTGGGTGATGGCACAGTTTTCAGACGCACAGATACGCGCCTATGTAGAAGCAAACATAGATAACCCTGCGGCGATTGCAGAAGCCGCCGCAGCTACTGGCGTGTCTATAGCCGATCTGTCTCGTGCTACTGGTTTTTCTGTTGCTGATATTAGCGGTTACTTTGGCAATGCTGGTGTAGAGATTCCCGTTGCTGATAACTCTACTGCTGAACGGGAAGCGGCGGCTGAAGCGGCTAGGCAACAAGCCGCCAATGAAGCGGCATGGGCTAGGCAACAAGCTGAGAATGAAAGACAGTGGGCGGCACAACAAGCTGAGAATCAACGTCAATATGAAGCGCAACAAGCCGCGCAAGCACAAGCTTTAGCTCAACAACAAGCTCAAGCCGCCGCACAAGCTCAAGCCAAAGCTCAGGCAGATGCTGCGGCCAAGGCGCAAGCTGATGCCGCCGCCAAACCTACGGGGATTGCAACTCTACCCACTACTACTGCGCCCATAGACAAAGCCGCCGCCGCAGAAAAGCTAACGCAACAAATTCTTGCACAAGGCACAACCAGTCAATGGAAAGGTGAAGGCCAAGGGTCTGCCGAAAAGAATGCCGCTGACATGGCAAAGATTCTAGCTGATACTGGAATTACAGACATTAGTCAGTTTGGTAAAGTTACCACCAAAGTAGATGCCGCTGTTATTCCGCAGTATGAGTCCGTACAAAAGGGCTACGATAGCGACGGCAACATGATTGTGGAAAACAAAGTTGTTGGCTACGTAGATCAAACAGGTAAAGCGGTTGATCCTAAATTAGTTAAAACAGATACTGTCTATTCAGGTGGTGATTCAGGCAATACTGAAACTGTTTACACAGCGCCTGTGGGCACACAAGAAACATTTGGCAACAAACTAACCGGCCAAGCGGTAGCTTCTACTTATGGGGAACGCCAGACAGGTAATGCCTTTGGTGGTACATATTCAGGTGAAGGTAACACTGGCTATAGAGTCCAGTTTGACGCCAAGGGTAATCCAGTTTTCTACACAACGCAGGCATCTAGTAGTGATATTGGCGACCTTGCACCTATCTTGGCTATTGCTTCTTTTATTCCTGCTTTAGCTCCTTTTGCTCAAGCTATTAACGCCGCTATTGCCATTGATCGCGGTGACATCCTTGGCGGTATTGCATCTTTAGCTGGCGTAGCTGGTATGAGTGAGGTGTCTACCGGACTTAAAGTAGCCAATGCCCTAGATAAGGGCGATGTTATGGGTGTTGTTGGGGCTTTGCTTTCAGACCCTAGTTTAGGTAAGTTAGCTTCAACAACAATGATTGGTGACGGTATTTCGTTTGCTGATGCTGGAACTACTTTAAAAATTGTTGATAACCTTAACAAGGGAAACATACTTGGTGCGGCTACTAGCGCGGCAGACTTGACGGGTAGTTCAGATGCCAAAACAGCGGCGGCAGGTTTAAATCTTGTTAACGCTATAAACAGCGGCGACATGACCAAAATTGCGGCGGCTGCTGGTGGTTTAAACAACACATTAAACTCTACCAATAATGTTGTAACCCAGTTGCAAGATGCTGGTTTGGTAGATAAGACTGCTAACACAAACATCCAAAATCTATTGGATGGTATGTTAACTGTAGACGCTTCCGGCGCTAAAGACATTAACGCCGCCGCTACATTTGCCGCTGATTCTGGCTATAACAAATTTACGTTTGATGGCAAGACTTATACCCTTGACAACAACAACGCAACCAACACGATTGCTAATTTAGAAAACACGGTTAAGCAAGAAGCCGCAGACACTAAGTTAGCAACCACTAATGCCAACTTAGCTGGTGGTGAATTTGCTGGAATAGATGCTCAAATAGCGGCTAATGCCAAAGCAAATAACACGGTGATTGGTAATACAGAAGCTAACGACTTAACGGAAGCTATGGCTTTAGCCAAGATGCGTAACCCCACTGGTACATCGTTTACTTTTGGCGGCCAGACTTACACCTTGGGTACTTCAGATGCGGCTGTAAACAAAGCATTGGCAGATGCTCAAACGCAAGCAGCTACCCAGGATTTAAACAATAACATTGCCGGTGCCAAGACGCGCAATGAGGCATTTCAAATTGCTCGCGAAGGTCTGGGTGCTGGTAAAACGTTTACATATAACGGCCAAACTTACACCACTAGCACTGCTCAAGAGCAGCTTGATGCGCTAAACGCTAAAAACCTTTCAGGCAGAACGGCACAACAACAAGCATTGATTGATGCACGTAATGTTGGATCAATTAGCGAAGCAGATGCTGTAGCTCAAGCTATTAGCGACACTAACCTTGCAAATATGTCGCCTGAAATGCGGGCAATTGTTAAAGCTCAGAATGACACTGCCGCAAGGGATAAAGCCGCTCGTGATACTGCCGCACTTTTAGCCAACAAAGTGTTTGCTGCTAATGATCTTCAAGTAGATGCTATGGGCAATACGGTGTCGGGCAGTATGAATCTGGCCGACAACAATTCTATTACTGGAAAAATTAACACTACGGCTGGCAAAATTGTTCAGCAAGGTTTGTCTAACTTAGCTCAAGCTGGTGGTGAGTTTGTTAAAGGGGTTGGTTATACCGGCGCTGCTCTAGGTATTACTGGTGCAGATAATGCACTTATACGAGCAGGTACTGCTACCGAGAACATTGGTCAGACCCTTCAGTTGCAATCAGTTAATGAAGCTAATCAAAACGTAATTAACGCAATTAGCAATGCAGATGGCTTTGGAGCCAAAATGATTGCTGGTGCAAAAGCAATTATTCAAAACCCTCAGTCAGCTAACTTGGCGGTCATTGAGATGTTGCAGGAAGCCCTACCTATTGGCGCGGCTTCCAAGGTATTTAAGCTAGCAGGAAAATGGGCGGCAGTTGGTACGGACGTAGCTTTGAATGCTATGGAGTCTGGAGGTGCGGCGTATGGTGATAAATACCAAGCGGCAATCAAAGCGGGCAAGTCTCCTGCGGAAGCTGATGCAGAAGCCACCAAAGCTTTTTACATTGCCAGTGCCGTTACCGCCGCTACAGCAGGTATTGTAGATAGTGCTTTAATTGGCAAAATTACCGGAGCGGTAGAAAAAGCCGCCACCAAAGCGGCAACAGGCACAGCTAAAGAAGCAGGGTCTGAGTTTGGCGAGGAGTTTATGACTTCTGCCATTACCGACTTGGTTCTTACGGGCAAGGTAGATTTAAACAAAGCTTTAACCCAAGGTGTGGTCGGTGGCTTTGTTGCAGGTAAAACAACCGCAACCATTGATGCGGCAAATAACATTAACAGTAGCGTTACAAATGCTCAGAATACGTTTACTCAAGAGCTGAATAATGCTGGAATAACCTCCTCAAACAATAGCGGGCAAGTTAGTTCTTTTGTTGACACTTCAACTGGCAAGCCAATTATTGAAACCAAGACAGATGTTATTGGTGATCTGACGGCTTCTGGTCTAGTGGATACCAATACTGCTACAACCTTGGGCGATCTGTCCTTTACTCAAGATACCGCAGGAAATGTTGGCGCTACTACAGGCGCTACCACTGGGGCAAATGTTGGGGCAAATGTTGCCGCCTCGTCTGGAACTAGCGCAAACACTGGGGTTTCTGGGGCAACTGGGGCAAACACTGCTTCAAACACTGGAGTGGTTGTTGCGACTGATGCCTCCACGGGAACTGCATTGGTTGTAGATGGCTCAGGAAAAGCTCAAGTAGTTAACATTACAAGTAGCACTACACCTGGTTCTGAAGTAACTTTAACTACTAACTCTTCAGGTACCGTAAGTGCCTCTCCAGTTACCGCTACAAGCACTACAACTGGCTCTACTACTGGAACAACGACTGGAGCAACGACCGGAGCAACGACCGGAGCAACTACGGGTGCAAACACAGGCACGACCACGGGAACTACTACCGGAGCAAATACAGGAACCAGCACTACAACTGGAGCCAACACAGGAACAAGCACAGCTACGAATGCGGCTACTGCGGCTAACACAGCGGCTAATACCGCTACAAATGCGGCCACTAACACTGCGGCTAACGTCAGTACAAACAACAATACTGCGGCGGCGACCAATGCGGCTACGGCAACAAATGCCGCTGTAGATGCAAACACTGCCGCAAATGTAGCCACTAATGCGGCCACCAATACCAACTCTAACGCCGCTACCAATGCGGCTGTAGATGCTAATGTTGCCGCAAATGTGGCTACTAACGCCGCCGTAAATGCCAACGCAAACGTTAACACTAATGCAAACACCAACGCAAACACAAACGTTAATAGTAATGTCAATACTAACGTTAATCCAAACGTTAACACTAATGTTAATACAAACGTTAACCCCAATGTTAACGTCAATCCTAACGTCAATGTAAACCCTAACGTCAACGTTAACCCAAATGTTAATGTCAACCCTAATGTTAACGTTAATCCCAACGTTAATCCTAACGTCAACCCAGCAGTCAATCCAACTGTAAATACAAACGTAAATCCTAACGTCAATCCAAATGTAAATACGGATGTAAACGTATCTACGCCTGATGTGATTAACGTGGGCGGGGTTAGTATTCCTGGCACATATACACCACCAAGCGTGTTTACTCCTCCCGTAGTAACAACGCCAACGGTTACGCCAGTAACATCAGTAACATCAGTTCCACCAGTTACGCCTGTTGTAAAACCTCCGGTCAAGAAGACTGCTACGCCAACTCAGATGCCACAAAGCGGTGGCGGAGGTGGCGGAGAAATGGCTCCGTTAGCCAATGTGTTCTATTACGGCAAAGAGTTTGGTGGTCAGAAACAACAAGTCTCTCCAACCGGAGATCTAATGATGGCTCCTTACCAAGAGCTAAGCGTAACCAAGGCTGGCGCAGAAGCACCGCCTCAAGCCATGCCTGTTGCACAACAAGCAAAAGGCGGCGAAAATGACATATCTGCAATGTTGCAACAAATATTTTCTTCAGGCGACAACAACATGACGCAAGAAGAGTTAATGCAAATTATTCAATCAAGAGGCTAATATGGACTTAAATGATTTATTGGCGTATGAACCGGCTGGAAATACCTCTGATAATTATGTAATGTCAGATCCCTATACAAGTTCTGGCTACCAAGGTGCATCTGGTACTTTCTTTGATTCTATGGGGAATTTAGTTAATAGCGCAGGAAAAGTTTTGTCCGGTGGGTCTGGGACGGGCGCACAGTTGGCTGGCCTTGCTGGTCTTGGTGCCTTACTTAGTAGTGGAAGTGGCTCTAGTGGTGGTGGTTTTGCTGGATACCGTGGAGGAATACCAAGGTACACAGCTTCACGTACCCAGTATGCTCCTCCAGTCAGTACAGTAAATCGTGGCCCAGCACCTTCTAATGAAGCCGTAATGGAGTATTTAAGAAGACCAGGACTGAACGACTCTATGATTGCCCGCTCAATGAATGAGTATGGCGTTTCTCCTCAGCAGGTTGCCACTGCAACTCAAGCTCCTTTGGCTGATGTTCAAGCCCGTTACCAAGCCGCTATGGGGCCAAATGCTGGCATTGCCCGCCGTCCTGGTTCTGGTGGTGTGACGTACTTCTCGCCTATGGTCTACACGCCACAAGCCGCCGCCGCGCCAGCCGCCGCACCAGCCGCGACTACGCAAGCTCAAACCAATCCTACAGATACCTCTTATCAGGTTTTTGCTGAAGGTGGCATAGCTAGCTTAGGAGGCTACTCAGATGGTGGACAACTACTTCGCGGCCCAGGCGATGGTGTGTCTGATGACATCCCTGCAACCATTGGTGACAAGCAACCCGCCCGTCTTGCTGATGGCGAGTTTGTTGTGCCTGCTCGCATCGTGTCTGAACTGGGCAATGGATCGACAGAGGCGGGGGCAAGAAAGCTCTATGCCATGATGGATCGCATTAAGAATGCCCGCAATAAAAGTATGAAGAACATCGCGGCCAATAGTAAGGCCGACAAACATTTACCCGCATAAGGAATTATCATGGCCGCACCAGCACCGTCAGCGCCCTCTAGCGTAGGATCTAATCAGCAAACACTGTCCGAATGGGCAGGCCCGTATGTAACGGAGATGCTTGGTAAAACCCAAGCCGTTGCTGAACAGCCTTACCAAGTCTATGGTGGCCCACAAACCGCCGCTGAGTCTGGCCTTCAGTCTAAGGTATTCCAAGGTTTGGGTAACTTAAACTTCCCAAGTCAGCTTGGTCAGACCTTTAGTTCTGCGGGCGCTTATCAGCCTCCACCTATGGGTGCAAATCCGTTTGACTCTGCTCCTATTGGCATGGGTGCTGGCGCTCCTATGGGTGCTTCTATGGGTGGTCAACCTACTGCACCTACAGGCATTGCTGGGCAGTACATGAACCCATACTTGCAGAACGTGCTAACTCCTCAGATGGATGAGCTACGCCGCCAGTCGCAAATAAACCTGCAACCTAGTTTAGCTAAGATGACCCAATCTGGTGGTTATGGTGGTGGTCGTCAGGCCATTATGGAATCTGAAGCTAACCGCAATCTCTTGCAAGAGCAGAACAAAACAATCGGCCAAGGATACGCAAATGCGTACGACAAAGCTATGGGTCAGTTTAATGTTGAGCAGGGTCAGGCTAAGACTCTGGCTGAGTTAATGGCCGAGCAGGGCGGAACACAACGCGGCATTGAACAGCAGGGCATTAGCGCAGACTACAATGAGTTCTTAGCCCAGCGTGACTACCCACAAAAGATGCTCCAGTTCCAGCAGTCTATGCTTCAAGGCTTGCCTATTTCTACAGTCAGTAGCCAGCCAGCCCAAATGAGTGGATTGGGTAGCTTGAACGCTACAGTTGGTGGCTTGGGAACTTTGTCAGAAGGCTTAAAGAATCTTGGCCTAAAGTTTTAATGCGTAAGGATTGAAAATGAATTTGATACAGATCCAAGATCGCTTAAAAGATCTTCCAACGCAGGCCATCATGGGCTATGCCAATGGAGAGAATCCACAGGTTCCTCCGTATTTAGCTTTGGGTGAACTTAACCGTCGCAAGCAGATGGAAAAGCAACCCGCTCAGTCACCTCAAGGCACAGTCAAAGATAACATTGAACAGCAAGTTGGTTTGCTAAGTTTGCAGAAGTTGCGTCAAGGTCAGATGGCTCAGCAGTCTGCTATGCAAGGCGCTCAAGCTCCTACAATTCCAGAGGGTTCGCCTGAACCTACTGAACAGCCTGAAGAAGAAATGGCTATGGCCGCTGGTGGCATTACTCGACTTCCTGCTGGAGATATGGACTTTGCTTCTGGCGGAATCATTGCCTTTGCTGAAGGTGATTTGGTGATTGATGAGGCCGCTCGCGCCGCTGAAGGCGCTAAACAAAGATTACGTCAATACGGAACCCTAGAACGTAGGAGAGATCCAGAGGGCTACGCCGCCGCACAGCAAGCCGATGCCGCCGCTCAAGCCGCTTATCAAATTGCTAAGCAACAGTACGAACAGAAAATGGCTGAGGCTGGTGTAGATAAAGCCGCCTTTAATCGTAATGATGTAGGCGCATTAAAAGCGCAGATGGGCTTGGGTGCTACTGCTCCTGCCGTACAACAACCCCGCATTCAACCTACGTTTAGCCCTAACGATCAAAGCGCGGCGGAGACTGCTCGCTTGGGTCGCGCAGGAATTGCTAGCATTGCTCCTGCTCCTGCGCCCAGTGCCGCTCCTGGTGCCATGCCTGGTGGTGCGCCTAGTGAGCCTCGCCCTCAAATGGCTCCTGCCGCACCTGCGGCGGTAAGCCCAGCCATGCAGTTGCTTAACGATGAGATGAAAGCGTCTACTCGACCCTCTCCTTTGCCTGAGTACGCCCCTCCTAAACAAACTCCTCTTGGTGAAGAATACTTAAAGTATGTAGCCGAGAGAGAAGGCAAGAACAAGCAAGATGATGAGAAGTTTAAGGAGCGTGAAAGCTCCCGCGCTAAGCGTGACTTCTTCCAAGCTTTGATTGATTCTGGTGAAGCTTCTCGCGGCCAGAAAGGTATCGGTGCTGTGTTTGGTGGCTTTGGTAGATCTTATGGCAAAGCCTCTAATGAGGCTGATGAGCGCCAAGCCGCCTATGAAAAGGTTCAGCAAGAACGTGCAGACAACAATGCCAAGCTCAAATTTGAGATTGCTAACCTGCGCCGTGCGGAAGAGCGTGGTGACTCTAAGAGTATCTATGACAGTAAGGTCAAGATCTTTGAGTACCAGCAAAAAGATAGAGAGTTGGCCGTTCAAGCCGCTGGTCAGACCGCTAGGATTGAAAGCGCTGAGCGTATCTCTAACGCAGAGATTGGCTCCCGCGAGAGGACGGCTACGTTGGATCGCCAAGCTCGTGCCAGTGTTGCGGCTATGCCGTCTGCTGAGCAACGCATGGCTGAGAAAGTTATTGGCAGTTACTTAGAGAAGAACCCAGGCAAGTCTTACTTTGAGGGCTTCCAAGCTTATCGCAATGCTCAGACCGGCTCTGGTGAGCGCCAAGACTTAAATGAACTTAAAGCTTTGCAGAAAGTTTATAGTGATAGCGTTAAAGATTTAACGGCACCTAAAGAACAACGGGAAAGAGATGCCGTGCTATTACAAGATGTTAATGCTAAGATTTCACAGATGGCTGGTATTGGGTCTATTGCTGGGGGCAAGACTATGAGTATGGCCGATGTAAAAACTACTGCCGCCTCTAGTGGTAAGACAGAACAACAGGTGATTGAAGCCGCAAAAGCTCGCGGTTACACAATTCAATAAGGAATAGTCATGGCTGGACGCGATCTAAGTTCGGAGCTATTTGGCCCCGAA